ACGGTGGAGTAAAACACAATGGTAAAATTGAAATGGCTGAAGCCGTGCAACACGTGAAGCCAGACGAAAGCGGTCATATCAGTCACTATGACATGAAGCTTTCAGATGGTACTATTCTTGAAAATGTTGCAGCTGAAGATATTGAAGTTACCGATGCTTCTTTGGCTGAAGGCCATGGTGGAGACCACCCTGCAATGCGTGATCGTGAAGATGACGAAGAGATTGACGAGGGCGGTGCTGCGCACAAGAATGATCAACGTAATAGACGCCGTGATGATCCTCGTGTCAAACCTTTAGAAGAAGAAGACGATGGACCACCCGACGAAGACGGTGATGGCGTACCAGATTATGCTGACAAAAAGCCCGGCAAGGATGATAACGCTGGTAAGAAGAAAAAGAAAGACTTAAGCAAAGTTCCACCACAACTGCGCAAGAGCATGGAAAAGAAAAATGAACAACTTAAGGAAGCGATTGCGGATATTCTTCGCAAACATTTCTAAGGTGTTAACCATGTCAGGTAAATATAAAAATTGCGCTTAAAAAGTGCAGGAATCAATTTATTCAAAAATTATTATTAAACATTAAAGAGGATGAACACATGTCACTAAATTCAGAATGGCAAAACTTTCTTAGCGAGAGTCTAGATGAAAAAAACATCTTTACCTATATTCAAGGTCTCCAAGAAATAATTTCCAATCTTAAACCTAGAACTATGACTGAAAAACGCAGATTGCAAATTGCAAAGACACATCTGCGTGAAGTTAAGAGGTTTGCCAGAAGAATGGAGAATGATATGTCTGTTCTACAAGAAAAACTCAATATATTAGAAGAGTCGAAAGGAGAGGGATAATGGCGAAAGCTAATACTCATCTCACTCACTTAGAAGAATTAGTTCTGACCAAAGGCCCAGATGGGTATAAGATGGCCAGAGCTTTTCTTCTAGAGCTTTTGAAGACTCTCAAGGGTAACACCAAGTCTAAGATTCAAACGTCCGTCAAATGGGACGGAGCGCCTGCTATTTTTGCAGGAACAAATCCTGAGAATGGTAAGTTTTTTGTTGGTACTAAATCAATCTTCAATAAAGTACCAAAAATTAATTATACAAAAGAAGATGTTGTAAAAAACCACGGTCATGCGCCCGGGCTTGTCGATAAACTAACAAAGGCGCTTGATTATTTACCCGCCCTGAATATTAAAAATATATTACAGGGTGATTTCATGTTTGACGATGAAATGATTGATACAGTAACAATTGATGGTGAACCACATTATCAATTCAAGCCTAATACTATTGTGTATGCTGTACCGGTGAACTCTGATTTAGGTCAACAAATTGGTGAGTCAAAGTTTGGTATAGTATTTCATACAACATATAATAGTCTTGATAGTGGCGCTAGTTTTGGTGCAGATGTATCTGGGCTTAGAAAATCACCGGGTGTTTGGTTTGATGATGCATTCTTCACAGATGATACTGGAATAGTAACACTTACAGATGAAGAAGAAGCAGAAATTGCAAGATTAGTCAAAGCCGCCGATGAAGTAAACAGTTCTATTAATTATGACGATATACCATCAGCCTTTTTAAATATTTATATAAACAGTGAAATCAAAAAAGGTAGTTTCTTAGAAGATGCAGATAAATCATTTCAAGGTTTTATTAATTGGTATTCTCAAAGAATTCAAAAGAAAATTAACAGCTTGAAAAGCCAGAAAGGTAGAGAGCGCGCAACTAACAACGCCATGCAAACTATGCAATCTTTTAATTCAAAGAAAGATGATATTGTTAATATCTTTAGGGTAAGCAGATTATTATTTGAAGCAAAGAACATTTTCATTCAAAAATATAACAATGCAGTTTACAACACCAAACATTTTGTTGACGATGGTTCTGGTGATTTAGTGGCTAGCAACCCCGAAGGCTATGTAGCAGTTGACCACAGAGGTAATGGAATTAAGTTTGTAGACCGCTTAGAATTTAGTAGAGCTAATTTTGCTGTAGATAAAGGTGATAAGTTTACTGGACAATTAAGCGAAGAAGAGGATGAGTTCGATATTGACAATGAGGATGATGATCCAGTAGTCGATGAAGATTTTCCTAAGACTGTCGCAGTTGTTCCGGGTGCATTCAAACCACCTCATAAAGGACACCTTGATATGATACGCTCATATGCAGATGAGGCAGATGAAGTGGTGGTGCTTATTTCGCGGCCAACAAAGAGCGGTAGAAAGTTACCAAACGGTAGAGAGATTACTGCTGAAGATTCACTTGAAATTTGGAATTTGTTAACAACTGGCATGCCAAACGTAAGAGTAGAGATATCGACACACGCATCACCTATTAACGCTGCATATGAATACGTAGGCGACGAAGGTCCTCTTAACATGGGGGACAAGGTCATGTTAGGTTGCAGTACCAAGGGTGGTGATTGTGGGCGATGGGAAGGTGCTGCTAAATATATTAAAGATGGCGTAGAACTGATACCAGTAACTGGTGTTGAACCCACGACCCGAATGAATGGTGAGCCATACAGCGCCACAGATTTTCGAAATGCACTTGGCGGAGCTTTAGAAAATCGTTCTGAAATCGCAGATTTTGTTGGCGAAGAAAACGTAGATGAAATATTAAGAATACTTGGACTCTCAACCATGGGCGAGCAATCTGCCATGGGAGCCGGCGGAGGTGTAGCTATAGGCACCGCCCCTTTGGCATCTGGGTCGGATAAGCCGGCCAAGAGAGACAAGAACAAGAAAAAACAAAAAGAATATATTGACTTAGGCTTACTTGCTGAAGTCATGGAACTAATTAAAGAAAGAGGCATTTTAAAATGAAACCCACCGAAGAAAAAATACTTAGAAATAGTATAAGACATATGATCAGAGAAGTCAAGCAAAAAAGGTTAAATGAAGAATCTGAATTGCGTACTTTGATCCGACGATTTATGGATTTAGAGCTAAGTGGTATATTATCTGAGAATCAAACCCCAGATGTTTCCCCTACTCCTAATAAATCAACTGGTATCAACATACTTGAAGACTTGCTTAAAAAGATTGTACCAGTTTTAGAAACAGATTACAAGTCCCTTACAACTAGTGATGACCAAAGAGCTTCATTCAGAGCGCATATTGTAAATGCTGTTGAGAATAGCCTTACCCCTGCAAAAATTAATAACCAAGCCGGTGACGATGAAGCTCAACTTGATGAAGAAATCGATGAAGAAATTGAAATCAATGTAGGTGCAGATGCAGACAATGATAAGTTTATTGATATTAGAACCGATGCCGAAAAGGCTGCTGATGAAGAGCCCGATGAGACAGATCCAAGAGATGAATTTGGATCGGATGTTGCTGGGGACGAAACTGGCCGCAATATGGCTTACCAAAGTTTCAAGAAAATTGAGACAAGTGTTATTGATTCTTACGAATTATTAGCTGACCCCGAAGATCAAGAATTGTTTTTTGATTACTTAATTACCAATCTCAAACTTTATTTTGAAAAGTTTGAAGAGGAACTTGCACCTAATGTTGAAGAGCCAACAAACCAAGCTTATGATATGGCTAAACAAGGGCAGGGTGCGGATGCTGGTGGTGAAGAAGATCTTGAGCTGGAGTTATAATGCCACATCCACCTGAAGATGGAGAAACAAGACTTTCTTTAATTCAAAAATTAGCCAATGCTGGGTTTATTTTAACGTCGCGACCAATCCTTTATAGTCCACCGATTGTAATGGGTGAGATAGTAGAGGCCGAGCCGCCGTACGTACGGATGAATACTGCGTATGCAAATTCACCAGAATTTTACCATATAAATAATCTTTCAACTAATGACATTGGCGGCCAAGGTTCTGATACCGGTAATCAATTTGTAACAGATGTTTATACATGTTTAAGAATTTTTGAAGGCGCAGACGAAATTGAGAAACAGGTTCTAGAAAGCTTTACTGATGCTGATGGCGAACAATTGGTTACTAAAGGTCTTAAAAAAGCAGCTAAAAAACATGGTTTTGTCACCCTTACAGGTGAAGCTGATATTGCAGCTTACAAAAGTGCATTAGTACAAGATACCTTACAAAGATCATACGATAGAGTATCTTTGTTTGGATCGTTTCTTCTTAATACAATTAGAGGTGCAGCCTTTAAATATTATAAAAATGAACTAAACCATGCAATTAAAGAATACCTCACTGGAGACAGTGATGTTGTACTTAGTAGAGGCCGAACATTGAGTAATTTAGAAGCTTTATTAGTAGATGTTATTGAAGACATTGAAGGAGGCAGTGAAGATGGTGATCTTATCAATGCCCTACGGGATCAACTTTTAGGCAGTTGATATCGAAATTTTAAATTATCTTCTTGACAAAATCAAAATACATGGCTATACTTAAAATGTGTTTGCTTGATTGAATGCGATTTCAACCGGTTGTTTGATTGTGAATGTGTTAATATAAGAAAAGAATGTGTTTGTAATAGTATGTTATATGATCGCATGCTAGCACAACAACCACAATAAAATCAACCATGAATAAGAAAACTACAAAAAGTTATATCAATAAACTTAAAGAAAGCAATAAAATAAACGACAGTCTGTTAGTAGGCATTGGCTCTCTTTCACTTGAAGATCTGATTGCAATTAAGCTAGAATTATCTGCAAATGATATAAATAATAGACTTTTTGGGTTTGATATTTGGCGCAAAACTAGTTATATTGTGAAAGATGCAGTACTGAAATTCAGTATTTCAACTACTAAATCTAAAAAAGATGCTGCAAGATTTTTAGGAATAACTCCGACAGAATTCTATAAAGCATGTAAGAGTTTTAAAATTACAGAGAGTTTCAATGATTAATTTATTTTTAATGTTAAGTTTATTAGGTTGTCCAGCAGAACTACAAGTTACTGATTCTGCAGCAAAAGAAGTGGTAGTAACAGAACCATCAGTACCACCAACTTTAGGTGTCAACGAAGAAGACAATTGTGATCAAAAAACTTTAGGATCATCAGTCTGTAATTTCTTCTTAATTGATCAAGACGGTGAATATTGGGAGCTTTACGAACACAAAGGGAAAATAATTATTTTAGACTTCTCTACAGCATGGTGTTATCCATGTCAGATGGCCGCGGCACACACACAAAAAATTCAAGATGAATATTCAGAAGATGTTGTTTTCGTAACTCTGTTAATTCAAGGCCCATCAGGTCTTCCAGCGACTGATTTAGATGTTAGTAGTTGGGTTGAAACACATGGTATTACAACAGCGCCTGTTTTACAGGCTTCTAAAGAATATATAATGGACCCCGCAGGAATAACTGGTTATTTGGTTGGTGGATATCCAACATATGTTTATCTAGATCGCGACCTAAACATTGCTGACGCACATGTAGGATTTAATGAGGAATATATGAAGAATATTTTAGATGGAATGGTGAAGTAATGTGGAAGCTATACAAATGGAATGGTCACTATATTATGGGTGATTTAGTTAGTAAACATAGTACTGAAGATGCTGCTCTTAAAAAAGCAGCCAAAGAACTATCATTTACATTTACAGAAAAAGTTAAAAAAAATAAAGAAACTTTAATTTGGCTTGATGGCAAAAACCATGAGCCAGTTGGAGTTATAGTCAAAAAATCTAGGGGGTGATTTGGCTTCGACGTGGTAATGAAATTATTGAGTGCAAGCAGGTAAGATACGACCTTAACAGTTTAATTAATTTAGTTGCAAACAACAACTTACATTTCCAACAGCGCTTAACCGCTTAGTAGACGGGGCTTTTTAGAGCCTTGATACCCAATCTAAAATAACAGGTAGAAGACCCTGCGAAAATAAAAAATCACGATGGATGCCTTGGTCTGAAGAAGACAAGTGGAGCGCGACAGGATAGTAAGCGCGGTTGAGTTAACTATCTATCTTTTCTAATTTGTGATAGTAAATTAGATAAGCTTGTGAATGACTTTATGATGAATTTATTGCGGACGCGGGTTCAACTCCCGCCACCTCCACCATAAAAGGAAAAAACTATGTTTTGGTGGTTTAAAAAACAAAAACAAAAAAAGAAAGAACCTAATTTTGATTTCGAAGATACTATCGAATCTACTCTTTGGGATGTAAAAGAAGAATATGATTTAGAAACCGAAGAAGTAGAACGAACAGTATTTCAAAAAAGAAATTATCTTGATTATATGAATGAATGTCTGAAGAAAAAATGAATCTATTTATCGGCCTTTACAAAGGTAAAGGTACTTTAATTAATACTATCGTCAGATGGTGGACAAAAAGCCAATACAGTCACGCAGAGTTAATTTTAGATGATAAACAAACATGGATTGGCATAAGTCCATTTATTAAATCACAAGTAACAGATAGAAAAAACGTAGAATATAATCCTGAAAAATGGGACTTTTACAAGATACCCGTTACAGAAGAACAATATAGTGCAATATTAGACTTTTATGATATTACCAAAGGTGCGACTTATGATTGGACCGGAATGTTGCTCTCACAATTTTTATCATTTCGTATAAAACAAAAATATAAATGGTATTGCAGTGAGTGGATATTATATGCACTGCGTATTTCTTGCGTAGTAGACTGGAAAATTATAAAAATATTTGATCAGTCTGATTTATCACCATCAAAATTACATGATATACTTTTATTATGTGAGTTTGAAAAAACTAATTTGGAGTAAAAATGACTGTACATAAAGAAATGTTTGATAAAGAAAAGCACCCAACAACAGTAATGGTTTCAGGTGGATTTGACCCAGTACACGCCGGGCACATCCGTATGATTCGACACGCTGCGGAGTTTGGAGATGTAATTGTAATTGCCAACTCGGATGACTGGCTTTACAGAAAAAAAGGGTTTGTTTTTATGGAATATGAACGCCGCATTGAAATTTTAAATGCAATTAAGGGAGTTATTTTAGTAGACTCTGTGGATGATTCTGATGGTACTGTTTGTGATGCAATTAGAAGACATGTACCAACATTTTTTGCTAATGGTGGAGACCGCGGCAAAACAAACACACCTGAGCAATCAGTATGTGAAGAACTTGACGTGCAATTACTGTGGGGTGTAGGCGGAGAAGAAAAACTACAAAGTTCATCAGAGTTAGCTAAAAAAGCAAGAAATTTTGAAGTACCACCAGTCAGGAATAAAGTTCAACATTCCGATCGGTAGTTTTGTCACATAATTAAAATGACATGAACGATTTTAAAACATTAAAACTGGATGCATCCTTTAGGCCAGTAGAAGTTATTGATGCTCTCGAAGCCTTAGTGCTCTGTTTGGTGGGAAAAGCTGCAGCAGTAGAAACATATACTGAAGTAATAAATACAGTAACAGAAAAATTTGAATTACCATCTGTTATTGCTTTAAAAAGAATTGTAAAATTTCACTTTACAACTGTTTCGTGTAAAAGAGTTAATGTAATCTGGCGCGATGAAAACCAATGCCAGTACTGTGCTAAATTTTTTTCTACTGATAAGCTAACAATTGACCACATCTTACCTAGCAGCCGCGGCGGAAGAGATACTTGGTTGAATCTAGCGACAGCTTGTAAAAAATGTAATCAAAAAAAAGGTGACAAAACGCCCGAAGAGGCTGGAATGAGATTAATTCGAACTCCGTTTCGACCAAAAACTAATGTTTTACGTGCAGTCAAAAAAAGTCAAATAAATCCTGTCTGGAAAGATTATTTGTGGACTGTATCTTGACACAACCATAATCACACGTTATAGTTTATATATTGCCCCTTAGCTCAGTTGGTAGAGCAGATGACTGTTAATCATCTTGTCCGCGGTTCAAGCCCGCGAGGGGCAGC